CTAAGCCACAGATATATACTTAGACACGCCCTATCACATTGTCTAATTGCTTGACAAATGCTACAATTTCTGTCTATGGGTATCTTTTCGCGTAAGCCAGAAACATTAGAGGCACAGCTCGCGCCTAAGATTATGGGCGATGGCATTAACTCAATCTACAACTTTACATTCCCTGTAATCGGTAGACGAGATGCTATGGCTGTACCTGCTATCAAGCGATGCCGCGATCTTCTCTGCACAGTCGGATCTATTCCGCTAGAGTACAAGAAGAAGTCTACTGGAGAAGCTATTGCAGCTCCACGATGGGTGCATCAACTATCTAAGTCACAGCCACAATTTGTTACTGTCAGTTATTTGGTCGATAGCCTTCTATTCTTTGGGCAAGCCTTCTTAGAAGTTACAGAGACTTATCAGGAAGATAATCGCCCTGCATCTTTCGAGTGGGTAGCAAATACTCGTATCACTTTTGATCTTAATGTAACTAACACTGTTGTAACTCAATACTATGTTGATGGTTCACCTCGTCCGATGTCTGGTCTTGGATCTTTAGTTACATTCCAAGCATTTAACGAAGGCGTACTTACAACAGGTGCAAGAACAATTCAAGCAGCTATCGACATCCAGAAAGCTGCTGCTGTAGCTGCTCAAACTCCGATGGCTACTACAGTGCTAAAAAATACAGGGGCAGATCTTCCACCTGCGGAAGTTCAAGGCTTACTAGCTTCATGGAAGTCCGCTCGTCAAAATCGTTCGACTGCATATTTAACATCTACTTTAGAAGCCCAGAACATTGGCTTTAGTCCTAAAGACATGATGTACAACGAGGCAATCCAGAATCTTGCAACTGAGATTAGTCGATTGTGCGGCATTCCTGCTTACTACTTGTCAGCAGACCTCAACACATCTATGACATACGCAAACATCATAGATGAAAGAAAACAATTAGTGGCACTAGCATTCCAGCCTTACATTTCTGCAATCGAGCAGCGTTTGAGTATGGATGATATATCTACTGCTGGTCACTATGTAAAGTTCGATCTAGACTCAAGTTTCCTTCGCGTTGAACCTATGGAGCGTTTGCTTGTAATTGAAAAGATGCTTTCACTTGGTTTAATTACAATTGAACAAGCAATGCAGATGGAAGATCTAACACCTAACGGAAGTGAAGGCTAATGGAAAATTTATACATTGAAGCCACAATGATTGAGTGCAATGAAGAAAAGCGCGAAATTAGCGGCAAGATAGTGCCTTTCGGTATTGATGAGATTGGCAGCACTAATCTTGGATCTTATGCTTTTGAGGCAGGATCTATTGAGATTGCAGACCCAACAAAGATTAAGTTACTGTCACAGCACGACATGAAGAAGCCTGTCGGTCGTATGACTGCTGCTGAAGTTCGTGAAGATGGTATTTACGCAACCTTCAAGCTAAGCCGTTCACAGGCTGGCACAGATGCTTTAATCATGGCAAGCGAAAATTTGGTTGCTGGTTTAAGCATAGGCGCAGAGATCCTTGCATCTAAGCCATCACGCAATGGCTACACAGTCGTTACAGCGGCTAAATTAAAAGAAGTTTCTCTTGTAACAGAGCCAGCCTTTAAGTCTGCTCAGGTGCTAGAGATCGCAGCAGAGGAAGTTACCCCTGCTGAAGAAAACCCAACTACAGAAAGCGAGACAGCCGTGGAAGATACCACTTCAGCAGTCGAAGCAACACCTGCAGTAGAGGCAGCACCTGTCGAGGCTGCTCGCCCTACTGTAACAGCGATGTACTACACAAACCCAAGAATCGAAATCACAAAGCGTAATTACTTGGAAAACACACTAAAGGCTAACCTCTTTGGTGATGATGAATCTCGTCAATGGCTACGCGCTGCTGACAACGATCAGACAACAGGTGCAGGATTTATTCCAACACCACAAAGCACACAGCTACTTAACTTCCTTTCTAACGCAGATCGTCCAATGATTGACTCAGTCACTCGTGGCACAATGCCAGAATTTGGAAAAACTTTTGAACTTCCAAAGATTACTGAAGTGCCTCTAGTTGATCAGATCGATGAGAATGGTGCAGTTACAGAATCACAACTTGAAGCTTCATACATCACAGTAACAAAGAAGTCTTTCAAGGGTCGTGCAATTACAACTCTAGAGTTGCTAACAAATTCAACACCTGCATTCCTAGACGAGCTTCTTGTTCAGATGGAATTTGCTTACGCAAAAGATACTGAAGAATTTGTAACAACAGCTATTCAGGGCGCAGGTACTCTTAACGCAACAGCACAGGCTAACTCAGCCGATGGTTTGCTAAAGTATGTATCAAGTGCTGCAGCAGCAGTTTATTCAGCATCACTTGGCTTTGCTCGCAACATAGTTGTTACACCAGAACAATGGGCTAACATCATGAGCTACAACGATCAAGGACGACCAATCTACATTGCTGCTAATCCTCAAAACGCAGGTGGCGCACTTACACCTACGAGCCTTCGCGGTTCAGTCGCAGGTCTTGACCTTCGTGTATCTCGTTACATGAAGGGTTCTGGCGGAGTCGGTACTGCTGATTACTCAATGGCTGTTATCAACCCAGATGCTTACACATGGTACGAGGGTGCTCGTCAGCAACTTCGCACAAACATTAACTCAGACGGAACAGTAGATATTCTGCTATTCGGTCAGGGAGCACTTGCCACTAAGTTAGCGGCTGGCGCGAACTGGTTTAACCTAACCTGATAACTAGGTAATTAAGTCGCTCTGGGGAGTAGTAGCCCTCTACTCCCCAGAGTCTTTAGAAAGGACATGATGGCACTCACAACAGTTACTGAGTTACGCACCACTTTAGGTGTTGGCACACTGTATACAGATGCCGTTTTGCAGGAAGTTTGTGACGCATCTGATGCAGTCCTACTTCCTATGTTATGGACTAACAGTAATTACGCCGTGTCACATTCCAGCATCGTGGGTGAGGGAACGCTTTACTTTGATCAAGAACTTATAGACACTTATTATGTTGGACAGACAGTTACAATAACTGGATGTGGCTCTTCCTTTAACGGATCTAAAGTTATAACAGCGGTTACACCTTACTCAATAAGCATGGTTACAAATCATGCTGCCATCAAGCCAGTGCATCCTATTGCACCTTTTGGTAAAGTTACAGCGACAAATTACACAGACTGGACAACAGACACAGCAGTCCAGCAAGCAGCTCTTATGATATCTGTTGAAATCTGGCAAGCGCGTACAGCCACTCTCTCAGGCAGTAACGCTGTAGATTTCCAGCCAAGCCCTTACCGAATGAGCGCGCAGCTTCTCGCTAAGGTGCGAGGATTGATCGCTCACGCACTTGATCCGCGTTCGATGGTGGGATAATGCCCGTTGCCGTCACTACTCTTAGAACCACATTAGCCACTGCTCTAGTAGATAACGCTAAGTGGCAGACCTTTGCTTTTCCACCTGCAACAGTCCTTGCTAACTCTGTAATTGTCTCTCCAGATGATCCTTACTTAACACCTAGCAACAATCAGCACATAGGCATTAGCCCTATGGCTAACTTTAAGATCATGATGACTGTGCCATTGTTTGACAATGAAGGAAATCTCAACGGCATTGAAGATACTGTTTGTAGCGTGTTCGCAAAGCTCGCAGCATCGTCTTTGACCTATAATGTAGGCGCAGTAAGCGCACCAAGTATTCTCAATGTTGCAAGCGGGGAACTGCTCAGCTGCGAGATGTCCGTATCAATCCTAACGAGTTGGAGCTAAACATGTCCGAGTGGGAACAAGAAAACGCTGACTTCCTGAAGAAAATCGGGCAAGTAAGCACACCAGCACCAAAGCCAGCAACTACTAAGAAAGACGAGGAATAATCTCATGGCTGTATTTCTAAACAACAAGGTCGGCGTGAAGATTAACACTGTCGATCTTTCAGACCACGTTACAAGCATTACACTAAACCGCACATTCGATGAGCTAGAAGTTACAGCTATGGGCGATTCTTCACACAAGTTCGTTAAGGGCTTGGAAGCATCAACTGTAACAATCGATTTCCTAAATGACACAGCATCAGCAAATGTATTGGCAACTCTACAAGCTGCATGGGGTACAACAGTCACATGTGTATTCCTACAGGAAAAGGGAACAATCGTCTCAGCGACTAACCCTCTCTACACTGTTTCACTTCTAGTCAATAACACAACAGACATCAATGGTGCTGTTGGCGATATGGCTACACAGTCAATCACATTCACTGCTAACTCAACAGTTGCAGTAGCCACCACAGGCACATTCTAAACAACTAACAAAGGGGCAAACCATGGCAAAACTAAAGATAGTTCGTACAGATGGAAGCGTACTAGAAGGCGAGATCACCCCAGCGGTTGAATATAGCTTTGAAATGTACGCTAAAAAGGGCTTCCATAAGGCGTTTCGCGATGAAGAAAAGCAGAGCGATGTCTATTGGTTAGCATGGGAAGTAACACGCAGATCAGGTGAAACTGTTAAGCCTTTCGGTATTGAGTTTATTGAGACACTTAAGAGTGTCGAGGTTCTAGACTCAGACCCTTTAGCTTAAAGCGCGATCTTCCATTCACCTACCTGATTGCTAGGCTAAGCATTAGGTTGGGAATCGCGCCACAGCAATTGTTAGATCTAGACAAGGTCATGCTCGATGCATTAGTGCAAGGGCTTAAAGATGAAGCGAAAGAGGTGAGCGATGCCAACAGAGGTAGTAGGCGCGGTCGCTCTTAAGAAAGCCTTGAATACTTATGCACCTGATCTAGCAAAAGAATTGAACAAAGAGCTTGGTGCAGTTCTTAAGCCTATTGTTAATGAAGCTAGATCTTATGTGCCTTTAGCATCGCCTATGTCTGGCTGGTCTAAGCGAGAAACCTCTAAAGGTGCGCGCTTTCCCAAGTATGATGCAGCCGAGATCCGTAGAGGCATTATCTATAAAACATCAGCATCAAAACCTAATAAAGCAGGTTTTGTTAATGCAATACGCATTCAGAATAAATCTATGCAAGGTGCAATCTTTGAGACTGCTGGTCGTAAGAATGGTCAAGGTCAGGATTGGGTCGGACCTAAAGCAGGTGGAGCGTCTAAAGGTGTTTCACGCTCTAACAATCCTTATGCAGGTAATCAGTTTATTTCTAACTTAGGGCAACTATATGGACCTAATCGCCGTGGGGATCATCGCATGATGGGTCGTTTAATCTTTAGAGCATGGGCTAAAACCCAAGGTCGCGCTAATGCCGCCGTGTTTAAATCTATTGAAAACACTACACAAAAGTTCAATCGTAGAACAGCCATCGTAGATGTAAGGAGAGCCGCATGAGTAATGTAGCCATTAACATTGCCGCAGAATTTACGGGTAAAAAGGCTTTCAAGCAAGCAGAAACTTCAACAGATAAACTTAATAAGAGTGTCAAAAAATTAGCAGGTGGCTTGCTTTTAGCATTCGGTACTAAACAAATCCTTGCATTCGGTAAAGCATCCGTTAAGGCGTTTGCAGAAGATGACAAGGCAGCCAGAGCATTAGGTCAAACTCTTAAGAATTTAGGACTTGCTTACGGCTCAAATGCCAGCACAGTTAATGGCTTTATCTCTCGGCTCGAATTGCAGACAGGCGTCCTTGATGATGAGCTTCGTCCAGCTATGGATCGGTTGCTTCGTGCAACAGGTGATGTTACCAAGTCTCAAGAATTGCTCGGACTTGCATTAGACATTTCAGCAGGTACAGGTAAGAGCCTCACACAGGTTTCACAAAGCTTACAAAAAGCATACCTTGGACAAACTCAAGCACTTGGTCGCTTAGGCGTTGGACTATCAAGGGCAGAACTTACATCTTCATCATTCGAGGAAATCCAAGCACGCCTATCGACACTTTTTGCAGGGCAAGCAACAACAGCAGCAGATACCTATGCAGGTTCACTGGCTAAATTAACTGTTGCAGGAAATAACGCTAAAGAAACTATTGGCAAAGGTCTAGTAGATGCTTTTGTGACTGCATCTAACTCATCTTCAATTGATGACTTAATTGGTAAGATCGATCGAGCTGCCAACGCAATGGCTGGCTTTTTGCGCGAGACTGGAAAGTTCATCCAGATCACAAAAGACATTTTTAAGAATCCTAGTTTTTTTGCTCCATCTGGCGGTTTATTTGGTGATGGTAAAGGTTTCGGTAACATCTCAATGACTGTATCCTCACAGGATACTCAGCGAGCAGATGCAATCGCTAAAAAGAATGCTACGGCAATGGCAAAACTTACAGGCGTTCAAGCTTCTAATCAAGCCAAGATCCTAAAGGACAAACGACTTGCTACTGCAATTGACAAGGCTAACCTTGCTCTTAACAAGGGTAGCGAAGTCTTTGACATGGACAAGATCCAGATTGCAGCAGCCCTAACCTCTCAGGCTGAGCAATTAGGAAAGGCAACTACTGCATCACAGGTCTTGCAGATTGCTAACGATACCGCTCGCTTGAATGTCAAGCAGTCAATCCTTGCCCTTGAAGATGCTATTGCTGCTAAGGATGAAGCAGCCATTACTGCTGCAACCAAGAAACTTAATGAGGATCTAAAAGTCTTAGGGGTACTAGGTCAGCAGAATGTAAAACTCATGGACATTAAGTCCATTCTTGACACATTATTACCAAAGGATTTAATTAACCTACAAAATCTTAAAGACGCTATTGCATTACTAGGACAGATCAAGATCCCTAGCATGACTGCATCTGTTGCACCTTCTAACGCATCAGTAGCCAAAGCATTGGAAAGTTTTAAGGGAACAGCAGCTAGTGCTTTTGAGTCATTGACCGCTGCACAACAAGCTACGCTAGGGGGATATGAACCTTTTGTAGGTGCAAAAATTCCTACAACTGTGACTGACTCTGGCGGTTCTGGAGTGGGCTTAGGCTCTAACGGCACAGGACGGCAAGTCCCAGCAGGTGTGAACATTACTGTGAACACAGGTATCGGTGACCCTAACGCTATTGCAGAAGCAATCGATCAAGTCCTCACAGACGCAGCTACACGCGGCACATTGAGAGGCTACACAATCGCATGACATGGCTTCCAGAATGGCGAGTAACAGTAGGTGATGATGTCTATACGACTGTTACTTCTGTTTCTTTTGCATCTGGTCGCTTAGACATTGACAGACAATGCACAGCAGGTTACTGCCGAGTAGAAATCATTAACTCTAACAATGCACCCTTTACCATTAATGTCACCGAGCCAATCACCTTAGAACTAAAGAATGGCTCTGGCACTTATGTGACTGTATTCGGTGGCGAAGTCTCAGACTTTAACATTGGTGTGCGAAGTCCAGAGGAAAGCGGCTACATCACCACAGGCACTATCCTAGGCATTGGCTCACTTGCTAAACTGGTCAAGGCTGTCTATAACACAGCCCTTGTTGAGGAATTAGATGGCGAACAGATTGCAGACATTTTAGGCGCAGCTCTTAACCTTTCATGGGCAGAAGTGACACCTACTGTCACATGGGATACATACCCTGCCACTGAGACATGGGAAACTGCTGAGTCTTACATTGGCACTATTGACACAGGCTTTTACACAATGATTGCTTTGGCTGCTAACGCAACTGCTAAGTCTCAGACCCTTGCTGATCAGATTGCCAATAGCGCACTCGGTCAGATCCATGAGGAAAAGGACGGGAATGTCTCATATGACGATGCCGATCACCGATCTAACTATCTCGCAGCAAATGGCTTTACTAACATCGATGGCGCGTATGCAACACCTACCTCTATCAGCTCAACAACTCAAACTGCTCGCTTGCGTAACAGCCTTATCTATCGCTACGCCACAGGATACGCCAGCACCTACAGTATCTCTGATTCGGACTCTATAGCCTCTTACGGGCTCTTTGAGCGTTCATTCGACTCTAACATTAAGAACCTTGCAGACATCACGGATATCGCCGCTAGAGAGCTTAAACTGCGCGCTAACCCTAGAGCATCTCTGGGAGCAATTACCTTTCGTCTGGATAATCCAGACATCCCAACTGCAATGCTTGACAGCCTTATCGGGGTCTTTTTTGGTCAGCCTATGCTAATCAGCAACCTACCAAGCAACTTGCTTGATGGTCAGTTTGATGGCTTTGTGGAGAATGTAGCCCTACGCGCTACTCCTAGTTTTACAGAAATGACTCTATACATATCAGCAACAGACTTCTCATTATCTACGACTCAATGGGAAACAGTATTGCCAGCCTCATTAGATTGGGATGGCGTAAATGCTATACTAACTTGGACTAACGCGACAGGAGCTTTAACCTAATGGCACTATCACCGAACTATGGCTGGGCTGAGCCCGATAACAGTAGCCTTGTAAAAAATGGCGCACAGGACATTCGCGCATTAGGCGATGCCATTGACACCTCTGTGTGGAATGTCGGCTATGGTCAAGCTGGCAAGAATAAGATCATTAATGGTGACTTTTCTATCAATCAAAGAAGTTTCACAACGACAACTGCGGGCTTTGTTTTCTTATTTGATAGATGGCAAAATGCGGTAACTGGTGGAACTGTTACTTCTACTAACCAAACCTTTACACTAGGCGCAGCACCTGTTGCAGGATACGAAGGAAAAAGTTTTTTAGACATAGCAACAACTGGACAGTCTGCTGCTGGAGATTACACGCAACTTTCTCAAAGAATTGAAGGCGTAAGAAGTTTCGCTGGACAGACAGTAACATTTTCTTTCTGGGCAAAAGCAGCAAGCGGCACACCTAAGATTGCTTTAGAATTTACACAATACTTTGGCACAGGTGGATCACCTTCTGCAACCTTAAACATTGACGCAGGACAGGTAACGACTTCAACTGCTTGGGCAAGGTATTCAGTAACAGTTGCTATCCCAAGTATTTCAGGAAAAACAATAGGAACGGCTGGGGACGATTGGCTTCGTGCTACTTTCTGGCTTTCTGCTGGATCTACTTTTAATGCAAGAACTGGATCGCTCGGCATACAAAATGCTACAATTTCAATCTGGGGTGTTCAGGTCGAGTACGGGTCAAAAATGACTCCCTTCCAAACTGCATCGGGCGGGAGTATTCAAGGTGAATTGGCTATGTGCCAGAGGTATTACATCCGCTTGGGTGGAGATAGCAACTACCAGCCGCTATCTACTTGGGCGAGTGCCTATAGCACAACCTCAATAGATACAATTCCTGTTCCATTGCCAGTAACAATGCGAATAGTTCCAACAACTTTGGAAACAAGCACTTTAGCATTATCAGACGGAACAACAATAACTTCTGGAACTGGCACTTTTAGTTATGGTTCATCAAATGGTAAGCAAATTGTACATATGAAATATATTCACGGCTCTGCCGTTTTAACTCAATATCGTTCTTATTGTATTATTGCTAATAACTCAACATCTGCATATCTAGCATTTGGAGCGGAGCTATAATGGAAAAAGTAGAGATTTTAGAACTAGAGGATAACCTTTCAGGTGAGAAATATGACTGGGTAGTTATTCGTAAAAATGATGTTGAGAATGTTGGCATGCTTAAAAGCACATACGATGAGTTAAAGGCTAATGAAGCCGAGACTATCTAAAGCTGCCAGTCAGTTAAGGGAACAGTTCGATGACACCTTCCCAGATAGAGATCGGCTTTCGGATGGGTGGATCGGTGATACCCGACACTCTGCTCGCAAGTCTGATCATAATCCAGATGAGCAAGGGTGGGTTCGTGCCATTGACATCGACCGCGACTTACACAAAGGCGGAAAGCCAGATCTTATGCCAGACATTGTCGATCAGGTTCGTCTCGCTTGCAAGTCTAAGTCAGAGAAGCGAATCAGTTACATCATATTTGATGGGCGTATCTGCTCCAGCATCCTTAACTGGAAGTGGCGCAAGTACACAGGATCTAACAAACACATCAAACACGCGCACTTCAGCTTTAAGAAAGAAGCTGACGATGCTGGGGCTTTTTTTCAAGTACCTATGTTAGGAGCAAAAGAATGAATGAACTAAAGACAGCAGCAGGATCTTGGGCAAGAGCCTTCTTAGTAGCAGCAATTTCGATGTATGCAGCAGGGGTCACAGATCCACAGGCACTCATTGCAGCAGGTATCGCATCAATCCTTCCACCTGTACTGCGCTACCTTTCACCTAATGATCCTTCTATGGGCATTAAGAAGTGACACAGTCAGACTTCTTCACGCTTTACCTTGCCACCATCGCAATTCTTGGTGGCTTGTCTGGCTATGTAATTACCCACCTGTTGTCTGAGATCAAAAGACTCAACACGCGAGTCGATGAGATCTACAACATACTTCTCGACAGGTAACATAGTGCCATGGCAAGAAAAGCAACTAAGGCTCTAGAGGAACAGGGTTACTCAAAGCTTGATGCTTACTGCATTGGGCTTTATGAATACTTCTGCTCGCTTAAAAGAGCAGGGTTTCCAGAGGACATCGCCATGTTCATGATTACAGAGCCACAGGCATATCCGCATTGGATCTTGCCCGATGGGATACCGCCAGAGAAGTTAGGCGATTACATAGATGAGGATGACGATTAAGCGAATCGTAGTCGTGTCAGATCTTCAAGTACCATATGAAGATAAGGTTGCCACTCGTAATCTTGCTAGTTTCATTAAGAAGTTTAAGCCTGACCAAGTAGTCACGATTGGCGATGAGATTGACCTACCCCAGATAAGCAAGTGGGAAGAAGGGCGCATGGGCTCATACGCTCAAACGCTCGATGATGACCGCAATCAAGCTGTGGACTTGCTCTGGGAGTTAGGCGTAACAGATTGCATCCGTAGCAATCACACAGATCGCCTGTATAACATCATCATGGCTAAAGTGCCAGCATTTGGGGCATTGCCAGAGCTGCGCTTTGAGAAGTTTATGCGCTTTGATGAACTAGGTATAACCTTTCATAAGAACCCTATGCTTATTGCACCTAACTGGATTGCAGTCCATGGAGACCACACACCCATCAAGCAACAGGGGGGCTTATCAGCCCTTGAAGCGGCTCGTAGGCATGGAAAGAATGTCATCTCAGGTCATACCCACAGAGCAGGGCGTTCAGCCTTCTCCGAGGCTTCTGGGGGGCGTATAGGTCGTGTCCTACATGGTGTCGAGGTAGGCAATCTTATGGACTTTAAGCAAGCTGCATACACTAAAGGTGTGGCTAACTGGCAACAGGCATTCGCCATAATGTATATGCATGGCAATAAGGTGCAGGTCGATTTAATTAACATCGAGAAGGACGGGACATTTATTGTCTCTGGAAAGAGCTACGGACGAGCCCGATAAATCGTTATCAAGTCGTTACCTAAATATGCTTGACCATGTCAGATGAGCGTGAGACTCTAGGTCTGTAACCAACCGAGGGCGTTGGTACAGATAGGGCAAAAAAATGGCAACAATCGAAAAGATCCACAGTCACTCATGGCGCGTAGTTCGAGGACTTAGCAAAGATGGTCAAGTTCAATGGGAATGCACTTCATGTAAGGAGCGCAACTAATGAGCTTTGAGATGCCAATGATTGTGCTGCTTCTAGCAGCTAATGCATTATGGTACTTGGTCGGCTGGGCTAAGGGCTTTAACGAAGGAAAGCGCGAGGGTCTAATCGTTGCTAAGTCATTTCAGCGAGTGACAACAGATGCGCGCTAATGAAATCTTACTCACAGCCACCGACACGATCCGTGATCGTGGGCTCTCATATGGTCACCCTGCGGATAACCTGCAACACACAGCAATGCTGCTCTCAGCATACCTACAAACACCGATACACGACTATCAGGTGGCAGGGATCATGGTCTTGGTTAAACTTGCAAGGACTAATCAATCAGCCCAACACATCGACAACTGGGTCGATCTCTGCTCTTATGGCGCACTCGCAGGGCAGCTAGCCACAGAGGAAAACGAACTATATGTTTAATTTAGCCGATTACGAGCCAGTAGAGGTGAGACTTGAAAAGTTTATTAAGGACTATCCAGCGTTCCGCATATCAACTGAGTTGGAAGTTGTCGAGGCTACTCGATACATTGTTAAGGCGTATCTATTTAAAAATGCTGAAGATAGCGTTGCATGGGCAACAGGGTACGCTGAGGAAACAGTTACTAGCCGAGGGGTTAATCAGACTTCAGCATTGGAGAATTGCGAGACTTCAGCGATCGGCAGGGCACTTGCAAATGCAGGTTATGCGCCTAAAGGAAAGAGACCAAGCCGAGAGGAAATGAGCAAGGTTGTAGCTGCTAAACCAGTTAAGCCACCTGTTCAAGAAGTCAAGGCAGACGATCAAGATTATTGGACTACACCTGTCGGGCAGTATAAGGGTGTAGTCGATGCACCTGTCACATTAGACAAAGCATTAGATTTAGTGCAAGACATTCTAGGCACGCCAGAAGCACAGGAAGCACCACAATGCAAGCATGGACATATGCGATGGCGTGAAGGTGAGAAGAATGGGCGTGCTTGGGGTGGGTATCAATGTAATCAAATGAATGCAGGTGGCGTTAAGTCTGACTGTCCACCTGTCTGGTATCAGCTTGGATCAGATGGTAAATGGCAACCACAGAAAGCGAGAGTCTGATGGGCTACATCGAGGTTTATAACATAGACAAAGATGGCGAATGGACTGATCTAGATGACATTCCATTTATCACTACAGTTAATTGTCAGCTATGCAATGAGCCAACAGAGGCACATGACATCATCGTTACAGCTCGTATTTTGGATGGTGAAGTAGTAGCAGGTACTTGGCAGTGCCGTAAATGCAAAGCAGTCAATGGCTAGTCAAGCAAGGAAGCACAGAGGTTTCCGCACGGAGCGTGTTGTTGCACAGTACCTATCGACTGTATGGCAGGGCGCATGTGTGGGAAGGGGTAGTGGCAAGGATATTGTTAATGTGCCGTTCGATGTTGAAGTTAAAGCCCGCGCTGGATTTCAACCAAAAGCATATTTAGCACAGCTGAAAAGCCGTACAGCCATTTCGGGGGAATTAGGCTTTGGGGTTATCAGACTCAATGGACAGGGTGAAGATGCGCGTGAGTATGCCGCGATCATTAGACTAGAGGATCTCTTGCCACTACTCATATTAAGATATGGTCACCTAGACAAAGAACCTACAGAGGCAGACATAGACCGATGCTCTGGATGTGGGTCATACATGATAAGGAAGTGCTTAACTTGCCAGCCTACGATTACAAATGCACCAGATGCAATCTCAATCAAGAGATCAATCATGGATGGCACAATCGACCAGTAGTGCTATGTAACTACTGTAATGAGCCTATGGTTAAAGTAATTGGGGCAGCAGCTACACACTTTAAGGGTAAAGGCTTCTACAGTACGGATAAATAGTTATCCACAGAAGTTATCCACAGCCGGTGATTAGGAGGATCTATGAAACGAAACACCGCTCTGAGCAGGACTTTTACAAATGGATTTGACATCGATGGTACGCTAACGGCGCAGAGCCTCTCAAAGGCTCACCGCGAGCCCCTTAGGGGCGTAGCTCGCGGGGTGCTAGTAGCTATTGGGATAGCTCTATGCATCATGCCTGATGCAGGTGGATCTAAACCAATGCAATATGTAAGCTACAAAGAATATGCATTACATCTATTACATTATGACTATAAGCAATATAAATGCTTAGCAATACTCTATGGTAAAGAATCAGCATGGAATCCTAAAGCTCGTAATGGATCACACTATGGAATACCACAGGGTAAGAGCGAGTGGCTAAAGGATCAAGATGGTTATACTCAGGTACGATGGGGACTCTCATACATTGAGCATCGATACTCTAATCCATGCAATGCTTATGATCATTGGAAGGCTAAGAATTGGCATTAGATAAGTTGAACAGCAGACGCTACCGCGAACA